ATCGACAAAACCACCGGGCTTCTTTGCTGTCTTGGAGAGTTTGATATATGCATCATCTAATTTTGATCTATACATATCCGAAAGATCTGCAAGACCATTGGCCTTGGAGTCAATCAGATAATCCAGAGTCTGCTCAAACAAATCTCCACCCAGCTTGAATGCCTGTGCTCCGAGAGCGTCCCAAGCAATGCCGGGATCTACCGATGCAATGACACCGGGAAGGATTGTCTGTCCTTCCTGTGGTGTCAGGATTGGCATGGCTGGAGTCGTGAATCCGACTTCCGGACCTTTTTCAAATATTGTCTGCTCTAGTGGATCAGCTGGGTTTTTGCTGAGCAATGAGCGTAGTGAGTCTAATTCACCTTTAGCCATTATTCATGTCTCCTAACATATCGCCATATTGACTCATGGCGGTGTAGATTGTTTGTGCTAGATCTTTATAGGATGATACTCGCTTGGCTGTAATCTCTCCCTTGATTCCACGAATGATCTGCTGTCGCTTATCAGACTCTGGAACCATTGAGAAAGCCTCTCCCCATCTATCGACGGTGAACTTGCCTTCTTCAAGCATCTTGGTTGCTGCGGCTTCTGAGGCTCGCTCATCCTGCTTGATCTTGTTTCGGTTCATGTAGATGGATTCTTCGATGGCTTCCTTGAAGTAAGGACTTGCGGTTTCCTTTACCTTTAGCTGCTCAGCAGCCGAGGGAGAACCATAGATATCGTTATTAAAGATATCGTTTCTATCCTTGATGGCAAAGCTAGGAACAAAAGTTCCGTCATCCTTGTATACACCAGCCCGACCATTAACGACATCGGCAACATCAAGTAGATTGAGCTGCTCAAGTCTTACCAAATCATTTGTATGATCATCAATGGCGGTGTCTGGATCTAGGGTTGCTTTGGACAAGAATACCTTTGAACGACCACGAACATCATCCGCATAGACCTGTGCCGACTTATTGTAGTTGGCGTTAGCAACAACGGTTGAGATCTTGGCTAGCTCAGGCTCAAGGATTGGCTTTACCCAATCAGGAGAGTTTGCGATTCTGTCTCGGAGGAAGAATTCCTTTGCTGTCGTGCCTGAGATCTGCTTGAGTTCTCTAGCCGTGACATTGATAAAGTCTTCCTTGGTTCCCTCAAAGCCTCTTGGATTGAGGTCTTGATATGCTTTCCAGTAATACTGCTTTGCCTCATTTGACAAGCCAGTGGTATCCACGCTCTTCTTCCAATAGTTGAATCTATCTTCAGGAGCATTGGGATACATTGACATTGCTCTTTTGGTTGCTGCATCAAGCTTCATTTTTTCCTCAGCCGCAATGAGTTTGTTTGCGTCTGGTGCTTTGGCAGCTGCTGGTCCTACTACTGACTCTGTAGCTATCTGCTGTAGAGATGAGTATAAGTCTTTCTTAGCCATTAGAAACCTCTCATTGCTTGTCTAGAAGCTAGTGCTGATGAGGATAGTGAAGCATCGCTTCCATTGCCCATGCCTCCACCACCTCCACCCCAACCATATGAAAGCTGTGCGCTGTAACCAGCGGCAGCTCCACCAAGACCAGCTGAAATCAATCCAGTTGTCAAAGCTGAGGAACTGGAGTCGATGATTGGCTGCTTGTTTGGAATGAATGTGGTCTGCTGAGGCCATGAGGTATCCGCTCTTTGTGATAATCTGGCTGCTTGCTGTGATTCAATATCACGATAGGCATTCTTGTAGTTTGTCTTGAGAGCAAGCATGTTGGCTCCCAATGCTTCCATGTTCTGGCGCATCAAGGCTCTGGCTGTTCCGCTCTGGGAACCCATGCCACGACCTGTCATAGTGCTGTTGAAAGCCGCTGAAGCCTGAGCTGTCTGCTTGCTTAGTGTGCTCTTTTGGTTTGAGAACGACCGATCAAGATATAGCTCGGCCAAGGCTCGCTCTCTGGTAGCACCAAGCTCAATGGCTCGGTTGCGCTCCAGAGCAGCCTGAAACTGTCTCATTTGATTTCTGTTGTTGGCTTCGTTCTGCCACTGCGCTCTGAAGTTCTCGTTGCGCTGCTGAATCTCTGCCGACATAGCCTTTGCCTTGGCTTCGCTAGCCCCGGCAAACGCACCCATAATTCCTTGGGCTAAAGCCATTCCACCTAAAATTAATGGAACCATTATATTTTTCTCCTTAGAATGGATTTACCAAACTTATTCTGTTTAGGTTCTTTTCCGTTCAATAGGATAGCACCGGAGATTCTATCTCCTAGAATACCTAGGGATCTCTTGTTGCTCATCCATTCTTTTACTTTATTCTTGTAGTCTTCTTCCTGCCTGACAACCATCTCCTTATCGGGGTCGATTGCCAAGGCATCGGTCCAGTAAGACACGGCAGCAGCAAGAACATCCACACGGTCATCGTGCTTCAGTGCTCCACGCTTTTCCTGCATTCTGGTTATCTGAACTTGGTTGTCCTTGTCCATGATTACCTGAGTATCCATGACTAGTCTGTGCTGAGCCATGATAGGTTCCAGCGTATTGATAATTCTGATTTCCTTTTGACCGGATACCTTGAATTCCTCAATGGCTACAGGACCGCAGTTCTGAGTGAGAACCGGAGCAAGGATCTTTCCGAACATGCCATCACCATAGTTAGACTCGTATCTAACCATGTTAATGTTGTACTGGTTGATCAACTTGCAGATCTTCATCAGCGTTGGCGTGTCGTATCCCCCTTGGATACCGAGGAGTTCATGGACGACAACATAACCATGAGCGAATGACGCAATACAGATTGCAGTCTCATCCGCACCACGACCAGACGGGTCGATGAACATAACGGTTTGAATATACGGGACAAACTTGGGTTCAATGTGCATCGGCTCATAGACCAGATCTCCTTTCATGCCGAACGAGGATACCCGCCGATTGACCACGCTCTTTGCATGGACTACCTTCACGGGGAAGACCTCTGGATCGACATCAATAACGATCAGGTCTTCAAGCCTGAGCGGATATTTCTTGTTGTCTGCTGAAGTCGTTTTGAGTTTATAGTGGAGTTCAAAGTTTGTAGGACCAATCTTTGCTTCAAGTTCAGCAAGTTTCTCATCCGAGAATCTTTCCGGCTGAGTCGAACAACCCGACTCCAAGCCCAATTGCAACACATAGGTATCAACATCTTCAACATCCTCTGCATTATCCAAGTCCGGCATTACTGCGGGGAACTTGATAATCTTGTATATGCCACCTAGTTTGTTGTATACTGAGTCCTTGGATTGTGGCGTACCGAGGAATCGAATAGAAGAATCATCTTCTTTGTTCTTTACATTCTCAAGCTCAAGACATCTCTCCCAGAGTTTCTCTCTGGCCTGTGGACTGTCTGAGTTCTCAGGGATCTCAATGTCATCGCCAATGATCTTGTCTGCGTGTAGACCAGTGATCTGGGAGGTGATGCCTCTGGCGGTAACGGATAGATCCTGAGTGAATTTAGTTCTGTTGTTTACATTAAATCCAAATGCACTATCCTTGTCAAACTCCTGTGGTTCAAGGGTTTTCATGTATGGAACCAGAGTCAGGATTGATCTGGTCTGCGACACGAACTTGATGGCCTTGTCAGCCGTAGCAGAAAGTACAAGTACTGTAGTATTGGGATTCCGTAGGAGAATCCATGAAACATAACAAGCCGTAATTACACTCTTGCCAGCACCGCGCCCTGCCTGTAGGATGTGGTCGTTTGGACCATCCTGTAGCCTGTTGGCAATGGCATACTGGAGTGGGGTGGGTTGCCCTAGCCCCAAGTATTTGAAGCAAAAGTATAGGTGATTACGGAAGTCGTCTATGACCTCTGGGGGTGGCTTCATGCTATCAAATTCCTTTCTAAAGCCGCTAGGATGCCCTAGGATCGGTTTCTTAGTTTAAAGAGGGTCTATACCCATCTAGAACGAAGAATCGTTCCTAGGGCATTCTAGGGCCATTACTGAAAGGCTATCTTAATTCTCTATTAGTAGTGTCTACTTTATTGGTTGTTTTGTTGTAGTGCCTTAATTTATGACAGTTAGGGCAAAGAAAGACACCCTTACTTAATTCTTGTTCTATTCTTTTTATCGAATTGTAAGAAAGTAAACTACCTAATTTAATATTGTCTTCAGCTAAAACTATATGGTGAAACTCTAAAATATTAGGCTCAACCGCCCAGCCACAATCAAAGCATTTTTTTCTTACTTGATTGATATATTCTCTTTTTTCTTCTCGTCTTTTTTCAATGTACTGTTTTTTCTTTTCTTTATTTACACGAATATAGTTTTTGTGGTACTTTGCCTTATAGTCTTTTTTGCTTTGCTTCTTTTTTGCTAAACAACAGCGAAGACATCTACAACCTTTTCCATAAGCTGTAATAGGGCTTAGTGTGATATACTTACAAACCATATAGGTTCCTTTCAGTAAGTAAAACCTAAAGGGAGATTTCTCTCCCAATAGGTTAGATTGATGAAGATTTAAATTTAAAAGGCATTTTAGATTTCATAGCTTCTTCTAAAGTATCTAATGAAGAGGAAGGAATTCCATCTAAAGCTTCTCTATTGTCGTTTATGACACCGCGAATAATAGTATACAAACCGGGTGTTCGCTTAGTGTCATCATAGAGATCTTCCATAAGACAATCAAGCAGCCTTTTATTTAATTCGTTGATTAGTTCTTTGTTCACTTCTTCTTGAAAAGCTCAGGCAGCTTGCTTACGGGAACGACAGAACCCGCAATGTAGCCGACTGCAAAGAGCATAAGAGCGAACCAAACTGAACCTAGGAATGATGCCATATCATTTACTCACTTTCTTGTACGCAGCGTCAAAGGCGGGATCTGAGGCCCGCATCACTGCAATTGCTTCACGAATGGTGGTTGGGTCTGTATCATCCTTGGCCTCGGCAAGCACCTTAGCTTGCTGAAGTTTCTTGTCTGGGATGAACAGTCCTAATGAATAGACCACCTTTTTAATTAGTGTACCGACTCCGGTATACCAGAAAAGGAAACAAACTCCAATCACGGCCAAGGCAATAGCCCCGTATGTGATCATGTCTCCCCACCAAGGGGTAGTATCTTTTACATTGCCAACCGCTCCTGCAATGTCAGCAGACTCGCCTATGATATTGTGGGCATGCTTGTGGGCTACCTTGATATCGGAGGTGCGTAGAATGGACATTGCTTCTTTTTGGATGTAATGGTTGCTGGTGGATATCTCTTGGGTTGAAGAGCATCCAACTAGAAATAAAAACCAGAGGTAGCGAATCATTTTGACTCCAGCATTTCGACACGATATTTCAGTGCCTTGAGATCCCCAACTACTGTTAGGATATTCTTGCCGTTCTCAATGTCAGCCTTTACCAGATCCTTTGTTATCTCCTTGAGTTGCTTTAACTCTTCGGCATTGGATTCTATCAGGGCTTCTCGCTTACCTAATTTTACAATGACAGTGACTACACCAATGGTGAGAATAGCCAACTGCATAACAGAAACATATATTGCAAGGTTATTCTCAGTCATAATTAACTCCTGTTATAATCCTATATGTCCAGAGAAACGAATTAGAGTACTAGTTGTAACTTGATTAGGAGCAAATACAGAAGTTTTAGTATCTGCTGCAGATACTAATCTAAATGTTATTACAGAAGTAGAAGCTGACCATAAACCAAGCACATAAATAGTATTTCCTGCTATGCTTTGAAATTCACAGTTAAAAGTTGCACCAGCATTAGCACTAGCAGTAAAAGGTAGATTTGTTATTTGTACTGCTCCTGTTGGGCTTCCTGTAGGAGCAGCACTAAATACAAGCAAGCCTTCAAATAAAACTCTATTACCTATTCTGGTATATGTGATTTTGTTATTAGCGGCTGATGAGTTATCTAATGTAAATGTTCCTGCTGTTCCTGAACCTTGCACATGTGCTGCTAGAATAGTATGCGTTCCTTCTACATAAGCATCCAGTGTGTAAGCATCTGTACTAAATCCAGATGCGGGGAACTTAATACCAGAAGCATCAGAAGGAATTCTAAGTCTTTCTGTGTCGTTGGTTCCAAATACAATTGGGGCAGGGCTGCTAGTAACTACTGCCATTATAGTAGGAGTAGTTCCATATACAGCTACCATATCAGCCCGAGATTGACCAGCAATTAATGCGCCAGAAGCGAGTGTACCATATGAACGAATATCAATGGTTGCGCCATCAGCTTTAGAGCCAGTAATAGCATAGCTATCTGAGTCAGTAGCTTCAGTTCTTACTTCAGTTGCTGTTGCTTTAACAACATGAAGAGAAACTGAAGGTGTTGCCGTACCAATACCAACTCTATTGTTTGAAGCATCAACCACAAGTGTAGTTGTATCGACAGTCAAGGCTCCAGTTACTGAAGCTGAGGCAAGAGTCGAAGCTCCGGCATTCAATGTGCTGGAAAGCACGGTTGCTCCGGTAACATTGAGAGTGCCGCCTACAGTGGTATTTCCCGTGTCATTGGCAACAAGGAACTTATTAGTATCCATTGTCAGACCACCATTTAGTGTGGTCATGCCAGTTACCAATAGGCTTGAATCCATTGTAACTGTGTTCTGGAATACAGCAGCTCCGCTGAAGGTCTTTGCTCCGGTAATGCTCTGGGCTACAGAGTCACCTACCTTGACATACTGAGCATCCGCAAATTGTTTATTTACAGCATCAGTGCCAGCAGCTGGATTAGCTAGATTAACAATCTTATTAGAATTCATGTCTAGATTGTTATTGACACCAAAGGCTGGTGCTGAAGATCCAGTTACATCGCTGCTTCTTAGATATTCAGATTCTAGCTTATAGATTAACTCTTGATTGAGTTTAATCAGCTGGTTCATCTGAAAATTAAGTTGCTCACTAGTCAAGCGTGTGCCAGCCGACCAAGTTACATATTTACCACTTGAGAATGTCTTTCTACGGACAACAACAGCATCACTAACAGTAATAGTTGGGATTGTAACTGATGTTCCAGAAAGAGGCCCACCAGTAAGAATATAATATCTGGTTGTTGGACTAGAGGGTGTAAGACCATTGATAACCGAAGTTGTTTCATTTACAGTATAATCGTTTTTGTTTACAATGAAGATTCGATGTAAATCATATACTGTGATCTGACCAGCTACATCATTTGGGCTTGATGGAAGAGTGAAGATTCTTTCTACTTCCAGCTGATCCTTATGTGGAACACTGGATTCCAAAGGAAGCGTGGCATAGGAAAAGGATGTACCATTCCAAGGTCCAGATACGGATGTTGTTATGTTTGTTAAATTATCATAAGCCATATAGACTCCATTAACTGAGGGTTGTGTACTTCTGCTTGAACTTACCCTTGAACTCCATGTTCGTTATGTTGCATGGTGTTGGGTATTCAGATACGATTGAGATTGACGAGGTATCTGACTGTCCAAAGATTTTTGCTACAAACTCTCCCTGAGACTCATATGGCTCTAGTGGGAGCGTATCTTGCAATGATGTTAGGTCTGGTCGCGGAGCAGTGAACTTTGAAACCAAAGCCTGTCTGCCGTTATGAACGACCTCAATATCATAATTACCTGTCTTGTAGTGCCTAAAGACACCTGTACGGAGATTCAATACACCATCAATGATGTTATTGTTCTCATCGCGTACAAAGAGAGTGCTCAGTTCTACATGCATCTTATATGTACGACCGAGATAGATATACTTGTCGGCTGTTGCATAGTTACCAGTAACAGTTAACTCACAGAAAGTTGTTTCTGATCCCTTTGCTGGGTTAAATACAGTGTAAGAAATATCCTCGCCACCCGTGCCTAACCAACCAGAAGCTAGAACTATTCTAGTATTCTGAGCAGAATAGCCATTGCTTGGCATTCTAAAGGTTGTAAGACCTGTGGCTGTGTCGTACTTTGCATTCCAGTTTGTTGGCATTGTTCCAGCATTATATGGAATAAGCTTGATCTTTGCCAGTGCATCCAAGCGTGGAATATCATAATCTTCGTTTGAGATCTTTGTCCTATACATAAAGTATTTGGATCGACCTGTATTATAAACTATAGCATATAGATAATCTCCAAATGCAGCCAAAGACTTAACTACAGTATCCTGTGGTTCTGGAGATGGAAGATCAAGAACATACCTATAGAACGAGCTTTGAACTACCCGATCACCACTGAAGCGAGCTGTATAAAGATAAATGTTATTTGGAACATCGGCGTCTACGACAGCGATTGTATCCTTGGCTGAGATGGTGGTTGCACACAGGTAGTTACTTGGTAGGTATCCCGCAGCCGTAGAAGAAACTTCGACAGCAGAGGCATATCCGAAAGAGTTTTCACCTACGAATAGGTAAAGCTTTTCCGCATCGTAGAAGTAAAGCTGTGAACCAATGAGCTGAGGCTCAATCTTACCGTCAGTTGCGTAGTAAGAGATTGGCTTGATCATTACATTGGTTGGGGTGAGTTCGTTTGCCGAACCAGCCATCAACTGGAATTGCGTATTTCCCTTTGTATTGACAAATAGGAAGTCTCTAAATGGTGTCAGAGAAATAATCTCATTATAAGTATTTGAAGAAGTACGAATATCAATTGGATCTGTATCTACGATATTAGTCGGATCTTCAATAAACAGATTCTCAAAGTTATTTAGCTGAGTTGAGAAGACACCATCCTCGGCAGCAAACCAAAGTCTATTCTTGAATACGGAGATAGCCTTGATCTGGACATGCTTGAGAGCACCAGTGCTTGTCTTGAAGACGCTTGGGCCGGGATTGGTATCCTTGGTTCCACTTAGTCGTGGAGTCCAAGGCATGGCATTGATTGACCAGTTGCTTGCAGTTCCTGATGCATCGACCGTCAATGTCATTCGTACTGGCATTCTTCGGGGGTCGATGTAGGAATGTTCGTCTGGTGTTCTTACTCTTTGAAGATAAGGAGAGCCTGTACCTGTAAAGGTATTGTTTACGCCAGCACTAGTACCAGCCAGACCTTTTTCAAAGTTTATGACTCTATAGTATCCAGAAGGCATGTCAAGATATGGACTATTGAAATAATAAATCTTACCTCTACCAAAAATACCTGTTGGAGAAGCAGCACCAGCATTATAGAATGGATGCGATGGGTCATACAACACACGCAGCATTTGTGCTGCTTTGGTATCTGTAGGAGAATTTAAATTAGAGTTATTTGCAAAAGGCTCTAGTTCATGTGGAGGAAGTCTAATTTCAGTAATATCGTCAACATTCTGACCAGCATATGGAGTAGGTGTAGAACTAGAACCACCACCAGTAGCTACATGATAAGTAAAATCAGTAACATCAATATAAAGAGTTCCTGAAGTTGTTCGTTCATAACCATCTGAAAAAGTTGTACTGTGAAGTGATGTTGCCTTTCTAGTTACCACAGATGAAGACCAGTAGGTTATAGGTCTTCCTACGATATCATCATCAGCTGTTACGACACCACCAAGAGTAAATAGTTTTCCAGCAGTATCGGAACTGAATCCAGCATAGACATTAGTATTCAGAATAATGATATTAGCACCAACCGATACAGCCTTCAGTGAGTCTGCGGCTGATCTATTATTTGGATTGTATGTAATATACTGTCTTGAAGCAGCAGGAACAACCGATGATGGGCTTGTTGTCTGCCCTCCCGGAGTAACATCTTTCCAAGTTCCATTGGGAAGAAGCTGATAAACATAGAATAAGTTTACGCTTGTGCTGCTTGCCGAGAAATTTACAACAACCAAGAATCTAGCTATCTCACTGATGTTATGCCAGTAATACCAAAGATCATTGGTGGCTGGGTTAAGGGATGTCAGAGCATAGAGATCAAACTTTGTGTTGTTGTTGGTAAAGTCCCATTGGGTAAGCGACTCAATCGTATACTGAGGGATTGCCGCAAATCCGGGTCGCTTCTCAAAGGCTCTTTCCAACGACACCAAAGCATTGTCCATTCGCTCTGCTTCATTTGGAAGCCGCTTGTTTGCTGCTTGGGTGCTTACCGAGTTTAGAGTATAAACAGGAAGTCGGGTGGATACCAGACCTCCCCGTGGTCCTCTGCGTTTAATTGGGGCCATGAATTATCCTCTTGTTCTCCAGTACCGGAATCTGTTTGGATCATTCAGGTACATGTTGCGATAGACGGCGGATCTCAAGTAAGGATCGCCTGTCTTTAGAATATTCTTCTTGCGGTTATTGACATTGGATGCACGACCACGGATGCTGTGTAGCTGCTCCTGATAGGCCAAGAATGCATCGGAACCTTCATCACCCTGAACCATTATCTGGTACTGCCGTGCAGCGGTTGCCATAATGGATCGCTGCGTGGCTGTATCGACCTGTTCCCAAGGAATGTATTTAATAATCTCAACATAATAGTCAATACCTGTAGCCCAGATATCGGTATCATCGGTCATGTTCCAGAGCTTTGGTGGAGTTCCGTTCAAGACTCTTGAGCGGAGCATGTAACCATCATCATTTACATGATATGAAGTTAGCTCTGCGCTGATGATGTCACCCTCATCTGCATCTGCCATTGGTAAGTAGATATAGCCATTGGCATCAGGGTTCAGTTTTCGTGTGTGCTTGTTGTGAGCAAGACCACGAATCTGGTAATCAAGGGAAACCTGATCAAGAATGGTTTCGGCAATTCCGGTGTCGATACCTGAGTTGCCTTCTAGGTCAGCTACTAGGTTCTCACCCGAAGCCAGTAGCATTTGGTTGACTGCTTGCAGTCGTGTAATGTAGCCCATATAGCCTCCTTAGAAAAAGTTAAAAAAGAAAACCACCCGGCTCCCACTTAAGGGAGCCGGGGGTAGATAATGATCACCTCCTCTTCAAGCTAGGTTAGTAAACAAACTAAGCCTCCTTTCAGAAGTGGATAAGATCATTATGAGGTTACAGCGTACTCTGCACCGAAACCGTTGGTGAAGTTGTTAGCAGCTTCTCCATCTGTTCCAGCAGTTGCAGCAGTCTGAGCACTTGCAGCATTAAAGTGAGCTACAAGGTTTGCACGGGTTGTGTTAGCGTCAGAAACGCTAGCAGATACCAATGCACGGCATAGCTCTGGACGGATAACTCCAGTACCCTTCATCATGCTCGCAACGGTGAACTGGGTGTTACGACGAACATCCTGTACGGTATCGACCTTCATGCCCATGAGGGATAGACCAGCAACAGCCTGTGTCTGGAAGATGATTCCGTAGAATGAGAATGCACTCTGAAGACCAGTAGCAGCACCAGAAGCACCGCCAGCAAATGCGGTTGTAGCGCAGTTTAGGTTGTACTTAGCACCACCGATGTTATTAGCATCAATGTTGTGGTTAACACCGGGGAGGTGGTTGGTCTTGATGATCTTGACGCCCATGTAATCAAGGCTATCCATTAGGCTATTCATGCCCATTGAGAGAGGAGCACCTAGGCCACCATTCTCAGAACTACCACCAAATAGTGGATAGTTAGTGAAGTTATTAGTTGCAGCAACTACGCCAGATGTACCAACAACACCTGCACTTGTAATAGCAGAGAATGATGAACGAGGAATACCAAGAGCACGAATGACTTGGAAGACCTTTGGACGAACAGCGCAGTAAACATTCTCAACAGGAACATCGTTCTCTTGGCAAGTTACCAAGTAGTTCTCGATTTCCTGAAGAACGACAAGAGCTTCGACATCAGTGCAGTTCTGAGCAAGAACTGAAGCACTGATTCTAGCTGGCTTCTGGAATGCAGCTGCAGCAAGACCACGGGGATCTGAAGCCATCTGTGGTACGGCTGAAGCAGCAGCAAGACCCATAATAAGCTGTCGGTCACGGGTATTGGCTAGGGTTAGACCAGCCTGACGAGCTAGCTCAGAGCGGTAATCCCACTGAGTAACGAGCAAGTCAACATTGTCAGTCTCAAAGTGAGCAGCCATTGGACGCTTATCAAGAGCAACCTTGAATGTGGTGCTTGAAGAATCACCACCCATAAGCTCCTCACCAGCGTTCCATGCTGCGTTTAGAGCAACAGTGCCAGTTACGGGGAACTCATAAGAAAAACCACCAGTTAGAGTTTTAGTGGTAATTAGGTTCTCAAAGACATTGTACTGATCGTAGGCGTTGATTACTTCGCCAGACCAGAGAGGTAGCCAGAGCTTGTTTGCGCCAGCATTGCCTGTTGGGTATGGGCCAGAGGACTGTGCAGTGGTATCTGTACGCAGAACTAGATCTGCTGCTGTTAAATTATCAGGCATGTTATTAATTCCTTATGTAAGTAGACTAAAAGTTTGAGACAATAATAGAAAGCTCAATCGTTCGATTGTTCCTAAAGGAGTCTACTTGCTTGAGTGAGTCCAGCCAAGGGCCATCCATTACCACGCGGGGGGATTTGCCCATAGGCTGGCCTCAGTCAATCCGCTGTCTCAGGTGCGGATTATTTGGGTAGTTTTGTAAAATCAGTTCTCAACATCCGTTGTTCTACATAATTGCGGAACTTAGGATCATTGCTGAACTTTGGGTGGTTGCGCTCAGCCATGAACTCTCGCTTAGTTTGGTAAGCGACAATTCCCTGCTGAGTGCTTGCAATGGGAATCTGTCCCTTTGCTGTTTGCTTGGGTTCCGCTGCCTTGCTTGTGCCAGTAGCCTTGGCATACTTGGCTTGCAAGCCATAGAGAGCAACATCCCAAGAAGGAGAAGCGAGGTTCTGATTGACTGAATCCTGTTCAGCCTGAGATAGATTCTTGCTAGCCCAATCAAACATCTTGGCAAGTTGATCCTTGCCACCGATTAGTTCGGCTGCTTTGGTGTAAGCCATCTCAAGCTTTGCCTTCTGGCCCATCATGTATTCATTGATGATCGACTCAGGAAGGTTGGTCTTCTTCTTGATTGTATCCAGAGTCTCAGGAGAGAGATCGTTCTTGGTAGCGAACTCAACGGTCCACTGCTTCCAATCATCCTCGGTTGCAACCTGTGGCTCAACCTTGGGTGTCTCTTCTGCCTTCTTCTCTGGAATCTTCAGTACCTCTGGTACGACAGGAATTTCTTCCTTCGTTGGCATAGCCTCCTGTTTGACCGGGTTTGCTGTAGAGGGGGCTTGCTCGTACTTCTTCTTCAGGTCCGCTACTTCCTGTCGTGACTTGGTAAATTCCTTTTGGGCATTCTTGAGGCTTTCAAACCAAGCACCAGCGTCCTTGAAATTCTCAGGAACTTGCATGCCTTGGTTTCTTACATACGCATCAAATGCTACCTTCTCACGGGCGAGAATAGCGTCCTCTGCTGTCGATGTAAGAGATTGTTCCTGTGATACTGCTGGAGTCTCGGAGGATTGTTCCATCATATCGGGAGTCTCTTCATTCATAGTGTGTGTCTTTCGTTAGAGTTTAAAAATCAATACATTTTCTTGGCTGGCTTCTTAGCCGCCATCTTCTTGGCTGGCTTCTTAGCCGCCTTCTTCATTGGCTTCTTCATTTCTTTCCTTTCTTTGGGTATACCATTTTCTGGGCATCTTTGCCCGTGCATGTCGTGGTCTTTCCACAATTGCACTTGTATGTTTTCTTTGCCATTATCTATCCGTTTCTACATAGATACGCTGTATCATTGTGTTTCGGGCGACTGCATTGATGGTAGCTAGCTGATAGCCAGCTCGCATCAATTGCGTATTGCCGGGTAGGTTATTGGATGTTGAGCCTTCTGCGGTTGTATTATCTGTCACATTGTCTACACGCCAGTAAACAATGTTACCTGTTGGCGCACAGAAAATATAAAAATCGTACAACTTACCAGCAGTAAATGCAAGGCCAGTATCCGCTAAGGATAGCGTTGTACCGTCTTTGGTTGCAAACTGCCAGTTGGTATCCTGTGCTGCGCCATTCACATGGCGTCTAAAGAAGCCACAGAAATGTCCTGTTGGGTTATCAGCACCCACACTAAGAGCCATTGTCTGGTTTGTTAGACCAACAAAAATACGAGTTCCTGTTGTTGCTGCTGTTTGATTGTAGCTTGCGTCTGGAAATGCAAGCCTAGCGCAATAAAAGAAACCACTAGCACCATTAGGAACAGAGCCACGCAGAAACAGCGTACTTGCTGTACCTGTTCCAGCCGTGGCGTTTGCCGTAGCAGCAGTTACTATGTTCGCTATGTTTCCATATGCTTCAACAAGTGTTGGATGGGAGATAGTACCAGCTGAGGTAACTGTATTTCCCAAGGTTGACAAAGCAGTACCAGAACCGGGCGCAATCAAGATAATATTATTCTGGAAGAACGAGGGCTGAAGCGGTGTTGTGATTCCGCTTGGCCCTTGTGTTCTCAGGAACATACGACCAGCTAGCGATTTTGCAAATATATTCATTCTATTTGCTGCTGGTGTAGCTGGGATTGCGCTGTTTTCCATATTTATGGTAGTCGCTACATCCAAAGATCGTAGGTTGCTATAGGCAAGGCTATTCCAAGCTGTGCTTCCAGTACCTATCTTATACTTTAGTGTATCAGTCTCATAACCAAACTCACCTTGAGCAAGTGTTGGGTTTGCTGAAGTCCAGTTAGCTGCCGTATCCCTACGGAACTGAATTGTTACACTCATGCTGAACCTCCATTATAAGTAAGACCAACCACGGGAATACTGGAGGCATTGCCACCATCGACATTGGATGGGGAGCTTCCTCCAGAAACCGTAGCAGGAACCCAAGCTGAACCACTCCATTGTGGAACTTGGTTTAAAGCTGCTCCGCTTTGCGTTAGGCTAGATAGCGTATGGGTATGTACTGAATCTGCCTTACCACTCAATGAGGTAGCTAGGTTTGTAACATCGGATATTGCGTGTGTATGTACAGAGTCTGCTTTACCACTCAAGGAGGTTGTCAGATTAGTGACATCTCCAATTGAGTGTGTATGGCTGGCATTTGCTTTTAAATCAATAGCTGCATATACAGGAGTTAAATCCGTAGAAGAACCTCCAGAAGAACCTTTAATATTACTGGCTGTTGTTTTTAGCAAACGCTTAGCTAATAACTGCAAGTCATTGGCAGCTTTTCTATTGGACATTATTACTCCTATTAAGCAAATACTCTGTAGGGAATTGATGGAGGTGGATCGACTTGTGGAAGAGCAGCGATCTGTTCTTCGGTCAATTCAAATGCAACACGAATATTGGTGTGCCAGCGAGAATCCGTGGTGCTTGGGATGGTGATAATCATATCCTCACCCTCGCCCTCGGTTACGGCTGACTTTGTGATTGTACCGATGTGGTCGATATAAACGCCTGAAACCGGAAGTTTAACTTCCTCGCCATCAACTGTACGTACCTCAAGTAAGGTAGCGTCAATCAATGCTTGTTCCATTAGTTCTTTAGTTGTTGTTCTAAGCATATAATCCATAAGTATCTTTCTAATACAAAAATTTTTGCTTTTTGAGGCCGGACTCGGTGGTTGAGCGGAGTAGGTAGTCCATGTCAGAGGGTCGTAATTGCTTGAAGGGTTGCGTTGGAAAGGTTGATTGACCACACCTTCACCTGTCGAATCCAACCATACGGTCGCAGAGCTGGTGACGCATCAATGTAAAACTTCAGCGCGTTGATTCCGCTGAGTGTTCCCGCCGCTTGTGCCGGATTGCTGACGGTTCCGCCGTTTCGACAAGCAGCCGTGTTTCCCGTTCCGGGAGCAAAGGCGATTGCCGTCTTGAATCGCTGCGATGCACCAGTTGGAGACACCGTAATAGCACTAACTCCATCCACAATTACCCCATCCCGACGCAAAGACACGCGATTGGAGGATGTTTGGCTTCCCAAGCCGTTTCCAAGTTCGATTCCACCGTTTGCATTTGACAATGCGGAGTGCGTGATGTCTGCAAACAGCGTTCCAGTCTGCGTGGATGCGCTGTACCAAGACGAGAAGTTTGTCCCGTCCATATAGCAGGTATCCTCTGCCCTGTTCCCCTGACTTGCCCCGGTCGGGATGTACGAGGATGCGCCGGAGCCTGTCTCGACCTGTGCGCCATACACCAAATACCCGTCTGCTTGGACAACAGTATCTACACGCAGACGCATTTTTGCATTTGCTGGCGTTGCGGATGTGGTTACGGTGTATGTGACACGATACCAACCATCACGAAATGCGGTGTATCCCCAGCCAACTACTGTACCAAGAGTAGTTGACGCATTTGGATTGTTGAAATTGAATTCTACTCCTCCTCCAGCTCCTACCCAAGCCGAACCAGTTCCAGTTGCAAGACTTGCATACTGATTTGTTCCAACCTTCTTGACAAAGCACGACAAGGTGTAGACGGTGTTTGCCGCCAAACTAAGCGCAGCTTCGATGTAATTGCCAGTAGTGCCAATGGCAATTTTGGTCGCATTATTTAGACCATCTGGAGATGGGCCTTGAGAACCCTGAACAACAATTCCAGGTCCAATTTGCGACCAGTAGGTTGCATTCGATAAATCAACACTACTGTTGACTAGGTTGCTCGCGCTCCCCTCAAGCAGCAGCCCTCGCGGAGTGCCGATGCTGGTCGGGTCGTAGTCGAAGCGGGGAGTGTTGTAGTTCGCCGCACTAGTACTCGTGTTTGCGAGGAACGGCTTTGCAACGGTTCCGCGTTCACATTGTGGTCGTGAAAACTCAACCGTACCCGTGGCGGTGTTTTGAACTCCAATACCAATTCGCAATTGAAAGCCACTTGCACCAATCGCGGATAGCACGAACCGCAACTGAATACGACCAATAGCAAGCGGCTGGGAGGCTCCAGTACTTCCGTTAGGAGCAACCCAAGTTACCGAACTAACGGTTGTTCCGGACGGCTCGTTGTAACTCAAGAAATTGTCCAGAGTGGTAAACAAAGTTCCGGTTGTAAATGAATCAACATACACAGATGCAACGTACTGAACACCAACCGCCAATTCCGTATTCTGAATCGCGATTGTCATATATGGACGCGCTGACGATGCAACCTGTTTCCATTGTTCGCATCCATCAATCACAATTTGTGTTCGATAGGACTCGCCGGATACTCCTGCCGACCACGATGTCGGGGCAGACAATCCACTTGTCGAACCACCAGCCATGACGGAATTGCGAAGAATGTTCGCGGCGGCAAACTCCACCAACCCCTGCGAGTTGATGAAGGTCGCGTTGGTGCTGCGCGTGAGCGTCAGGCGCGGGTCAAGAACTCCTGAGGTAAAATCTAAGTTTAATGTAGAACCATCTCCTCCTTCAATGGGAAGCAAACGATTTCTTTGCGTTCTCCATTCAGAGGGATCTAAAGACCATGAACGAAACCTGTGCATTAGATTGCTCCATAGAAGGCGTTTGCTCCATCTGTTACTGCTGCTGCACCATTGAATTCAATTTCAATAAGCTCACATCCAAGTGTATCAACTAATACAAAAGCTGTATCAGCAGATGATGTCGCATTAAATACTTTTCCATCTCCCATTGATTTAACTATTGCTGTAATTCTTCGGAATCCAGTATCTGTGTTTATTGTAACACCATCACTTCCAACAGTCATGCTAGAACTAGTAAACAAACACTGAGGAACCCAATGTGTTATAACACCAGATTCATTTACAACTTTATTCCAACCAGTTACTTTCATATTTGGAGATGTAACACTTGATTTAACTACTGGAATAATTTTTAGGTAGTTTAAGCTTGTATTTGGAATAATAATTGCAGAAACTGAACTAACTGGTTGTGAAGTCTGTGGTATATTAGCTGTATAAGGAGTTGTGTTTATTAGAACATCTAAATTATTAGCTACTGCTGGAGTTGCGGAAGTACTGAGAAGCTTCATTGGCTCCTGCACAGTCTTCAACTGCGACATTGTATGTGTATGAATCATTTCTTTTTCTTCTTTCTTTTAGGAAGTTTAGTTCCCTTTGGTGTTTCTTTGGACCAACGGGATGCAATCTTTGGATGGACTGCATACATAAACTTGCGCTGTTGCTGAGATTTGAATGGCATTATTCCCACCTTACTTGCTTACCGCTCTTCTTGGCGCGAACGCCCTTGGCGGTACACATTGACTTGGTGGGACGACAGGCAGGATATTTCCTGCTCTTGTCGCTTGCGCTTTTACGACCGCATGGCTTACCTGTCTTGCAGTCAATCCAACCTTTTCCGTTGTTTCGTGCAAACCATCCATGCAGTCCCTTCTTTTTCTCAAGGGAGAAGTCAGCCTTCTTTTTTCTAGGCATTACTTTTTCCTCTTGGATTTTGAACCCCACTTTGCAGCACCGACTTTGCGGCACTGAACCAAAGCACCCGAGGCATAAGCCGAGGGCCACTTCTTGTAGCGGGACTTTACCTTGCGATAGCATGCGTCTTTAGCCATTACTTCTTGCACTTCCTTCCCTTTGGGCAACTTGCCTTGGAACCACCGGGACCAGCCCATAGGTTCTTGCAAGCCCAATATTGGGCAGTAAGCTTGTTCTTGGCAGAACCGCACTTGTGTCTTGCACGGAAAGACTTACGGGCAGCAGCACTATAGTTGTGACCATAGCCCGTAGCTCCGTAATGAATGATCTTTTCCTGTCCGTTGGCACAAGCCTTGACTACTTTTTTCTTGTTGGGATTAGGAGATTTTTGTGGTCGATTGCAAGGCATGCTTGCTTTGTTTAGTTTCTTAGCCACCCATTCCTCCGATTCCTGCTTGCTGTAGCAAGCCCATGATGTTCTGGCCACCGGATGCTAGATCCTGTGAGGCAGCTTGCTGCATGATGTTACCAGCTGTGTTGGCAACTACGCCACCAGCTTGCTGCTGCATCTGCATCTGAGCCTTCTGAGCATCCATAGCCATCTGCTCCTCACGAACCTCTTCGGCAGATCGTACCCAATTACGGGCATCATAGCCAAGAGCGGTGATGAGACTACGAGCATACTCTTCCCATTTAAAGGAAGCGGCTGCTTGTTCTGGTAGGTTGCGAACCATCTCGCCCATTTGCATGAGCTTCTGTAGATCTGTGTCGCGGCTGAGAGCCTGAAGACCAGTGATTACCTCAACTGAAAGAGAGCCGTCCTTATCAAAGAACTGCTCATACATTCGCTTGTCTAGGTCATCGGACTCAATCATAAGGAACACTGTTCTTTTAACGATTGGTTCCATCAGATCTCTGGCAATGGCTGAGAATGCGCCACCCAAGACTGTCTCAAGTTCTGAGCCAATCATTCTAACGGCTGTCGCTGTAACGCGGTCGCCGCTTGGGAGCGATGAGGCCGACATAAGGAATGCCTGACCGATCTCTCTACGCATTGTCTCAACGGCTGTCTGTGCAGCACTGACCTGAACATTCATGGTCTGAGAGGGAGAGATAACAAACACATCCTGCTGTCTTGCAGGAACCCAAGCACCGTTGGGCATATCGGAAATGTCATCAATCTCGGTAATGCCGGATGGATCTAATGCCATCCAGAATGCCGATGATGCTGCCATGCCATCAATCAGTGCTTTTGTGTATCCGTCTAGGCTTGCTAGATCCCCTAGGATATCTTCGCAGTGCGATCTCCCGTAGTTTTCTCCGGGTATGCCATACCACCGTAGGACCGTCACAGGACAGATTTCGTATACACCTTCCGCTAGAACTGAACCATCGTCTGCTTGCTTTGTGTATTTCCATAATCCATCCTCCGTCTTAAGATACTGGCAATATCTCTTTTCATAACCCCGCTTTGCGGAGTCAGGTAGAGAGTAATGAATATTCTGTAATGCTTCAGGGTCGATTAAATCGTATTCGACCTGAATTATCTCGGTCACTTCACCTTCTACAGATCGCTGTGTAACGAAATGATCAAGGCGTGTGACTCGGAATTTAAAATTATCTTCTTCTTGAACCAAGCAATCACCTACGATAATGAGGTTCTGGATTGCCTGATATACTGTTTCTCTTAGATTCGTACCCATCAGCTTTCTGTGTACCTGATAACTCATGGTTTCAAGGTACTGCGAAATTTCTGTAGTGGGTTCAACTCCCGATCTTAAGCTGAAGCGGAAGAACGGCGTGTCGTTCAATGGCATCATTGCCGACAGCATTCTGCTAGCCAGAGAAGTGGCTCCTCTAGCACCAACTGAAGAGTTGGGCTGAGGCAAAGCCATCTCCTCTGTCCATCCTTCGGGTGGAAGAATGGAAGGTACTGTCAATGCAGCACACAGTCTAGCTCTGCTTAGCTTGGAAGTTCTTGCTGAATCTAATGATTGAAAACGCTCAGCAAGTGTTTGTTCCATTTGTTATCCTTACTGTGGGCGATTGCCCATACCAGAATAGAGTGCTGAATAGAAGTCAAACAACTTGGTTGTTGCACCAGTAGCTGTTGCTGAGCTTGCTTCTGATTCCTGCTGTCCAAGATAGGCAGCTTCCTTTGCGGCCTTCTCTTCAGATGCAGCTATTTCTGCGAGTCTGGCTTCTTCTTCTGCCTTGATTCTCGCTCTTTCCTCTTCTTCTTTGGCGATTCTCTTGGCTTCCTGCTCTTCGGCATAAGCTCGTCGCTCAAGTTCTTGTTGCTTTTGGAATTCTCGTTCTTCTTGCATAAGTTTCTGTTGTTCGGCATAGGTCATGCCGCCGCTGATTTTAGGTGATCCGCCCATATTACTTGCCTCCTTGTTGCTGTTTGAGGACAGCTTTGAGTTTATTGACAACCTCTATCTGTCCTGCGCGATAAGCAGCTTTTCTTACGAACTCATCCTGAGACATGTCTGGTTCGTAAGCAAGAGGTTTATATGTTTCTTCCAGTATCTTTATTAGTTCTGGATCTATTCTCGGAAATTTTTCTGATTTCATTTGTTAAAGCCTCAACCTGTTTCTGTAAGGTTTCAATCTCTGTGTAGAGATCCTTTAGCATTAGCTTCGTTTCACCGGGACCAATGCCAGCAGATAGATTAAGACGATTCTTGGCCTGTTGAATACTAGTTACCATGTTGTTCTCACTTTGTTAGATCAATTATTTCGCAAGCACCAGCGGTGCATGCCATTGTGTGCGATGATGTTGTGGTATCAACCTTCTCATATAACGAGAGGGCATTGAAATCCACGGCAGTCATCTGATAAGCACTGTACATTTCCTTGGTGATTACCTCAAACGGAGCCTGAGCATATACATGATCAGACTTTGGTAGGAAGGAGATACCGGAGATCTTGTCAAAGTTCTCCCATACCCACTGTCCTACTGGCATGAACTCACTGTCGGAATAGTTGACGGTAATGCTTGGCTTGTGCTGACAGTAATGCTCCTGATAGGCAAGCCACAGATTAAGGTGGTCGATTGCCTGTAGTT